CCACCTGCGCCAACGTAAGTGCAGTTTCCAATTAAGCTCTCCTTACAGTAACTGTGTATTTGTTATCTACGTTCAGACCTGATGGTAAGAGGTCTGGGTTTTCACGTAGGAAGTTTTTCATGCTGAGTTGCGATATGCGTCTCTCAACAAGGTCAAGTGCATCGTGGTCACGAATGAACTTATGCATAGCGCCCCAGTCACCTGTCCAATAGCGGGTACTCATTGAACGAATGGCTGTGCCGTGCGAGGTCTTGATGCTTTCAGCACCAGTCGTCTTGCAGATTTCAAGAAGGTTAGATTCAACCATCTCCATCTGTTCTTTTATTGCGTTGTCTTGCGCTTCATATGCGGCCTTGATTTCGGCACGCTTATCGCGCATTTTTATATAGACCTTTACAAGTCTGTCTGCTGTTATATCCATGTCTTTCCTTTCGCTGTTTTTTGGTTAATCATACATCACAACTTTACTTTGTCAAGTCCTTTCAAGTTCATCTTTATAAAGTTCCATTAAATTAAATTGTGCTTGCTCTTTACTATCAAGGGCTTTGTACAACTTAGCTTCTACTGGACTACCCATTAGTTTTACAACTAAACATTTATTCTTCTGCCCCGCCCTATGCACACGGGCATTTGCTTGGGCGTATGTTTCGTAGGAAGTAATAGGCGACCACCACACTACAGTATTTGCCGCGTGCAAGGTGACACCGTGTGATGCTGCTTTGGGCTGTATGACAAGCACCCGTGGGTCAGCATCTTCTTGGAATCGTTTAAAGATGTCGGTGCGCCTGCCTGCGGGTACACCACCGTGGATAACTTCTACTGTGTAGTTATCTTTGCGTAGGTTGTCATACAAAAGTTCAATCGAATGTCTGAACGGCACAAACACAAGTACCTTGTTAGTGGACTCATCGATTACTTCTTTCAACACCTCGATGCGATTGCTGGCATCGAACGACACGACTTCATCGTTGTCTGTGTACACAGCACCGCAAGATATTTGTAGCAACTTATTTAACTTAGCGGCGGCATTGACTGCCGTGATTTCTTCGCCTGCCGCTTGCACCGCCATGACCTTGCGTAACTTATCGTAGTACTTGGTCTGCTGTGGGGTAAGCGGTACTTCTCGCTCGGTATACAACATGTCTGGCAAGTCAAGGCATTGGTCTTTGGTAAAACGTATAGCGGGTTGCAGTAGTGAGTTAACCACCTGCTCTGCGTCTACCTTGGGCACCCACTTGAACTGAGTAATCTTGTGCATCACTTGGTCGCGATACATGGTGAAACTGCGTGGTGTTGCAGATGGGTTGAGTAGTTTGGCTAGGCCGTACGCATCAAGGGGCGACTGCGAAGCGGGCGTACCCGTCAGCATCCACAGCCACATGTTTGGTTTAAGTATGCGGTTGAGTACCTTCCATCGGGTTGTGGTTGCTGTCTTATATGCGTTGGCTTCGTCAATCACAATCATGTCAAAGCCTGCGTTTGCTATGACATCTTCAACCACAGCTACACCATCAAAGTTAATGATGACGAACTCAGCATCTGAGTTAATGATTTGCGCACGCTTTTCTTTACTGCCGTAGGCAATGCCTACCTTGCGGTGCATAGCCCCTTTGAAGATGTCGTTCTGCCATGCGGCTTGCATGATAGATAGCGGGCAGATAACCAACACACGCTTGATGTGCTTGGTGTTCATCAAGTAGTCGCATGCCCATGTAACAGATAGCGTCTTGCCTGTGCCCGGCTCGTTAAAGCAGAACGCTCTGCGATGCAGAGTAAAGAACGCAGATGTTTGTTTCTGGTGTGTGAACGGCTGGTAAATTCCCGGCCAACTGTACTTAGCCACGATGGGCGATGGCACGTTCTTGATACGTAAGTTTTTAAGTACCTGTGCTTCTTCCAAACCCCAATGCACCATGACTGTACTAATGTTACCTTCTTCTAGCAATGCGCTCTTCGGGATTACGTTTAGCACCTTGTGCGGGTTACGTAGTTTTAGTTTTAATGCTTTACCTTCAATGATTTCCATGTCTTCTCCAATAGCAAATCGCTCCAAACGCGAATGTCGTTTGAAGTTTGGGTGGTACCTTACGGGTACCAATCGACTAAATCACCTACTCTGAATGCGTTTAGAAAGGGTGAGTAGGCTTTAGCTGGTGGGGTTAAAAGGGTATCAAACTTTAACAAAGCGCCCCCGTAGTCTCACTCTCACCTTACAGACTACGAATTATTTTTTCTTGGGTTTGTTCACCTTCACAGTATGGTCGCTGTTGCGACTGAACGAACGATTGGCAGATGCTGACTTCAACTGCAAGTTACCCTTGCCTGCGCTACCACCTTTACTAAGTGGCACCTTGTGGTCAATGTCTTTACCCTTGCGGTCTATACCTTCGCGGTCGTACAAGTCACGGGCGTTCTCACGCTTGCGTCTTGATGGGGCTTCGCCCCGTTCGACTTGCTGTTTGTATTCTTTCTTGTAGGGGCGGGGCTTATTTACGTATGGCATTTATTTCCTTCCACAGTGAGCGCACTCGCTCACCCAGCAGTAATTCTTGCACAAACCATTGGGCTTCGCATTCCAAACGCCCGAACTATATGCGCCTTCTAGCATGGTGATGGTAGGCATCCAGTTGCCCCAGTAGCGGTGCTGTTGTTGGGCTTCGTAAACGGATGGCACGAACTTGCCCTCAGTCAGAAACAACAACCCACCCTTGACTTTGCCTACCTTGGGAAACATCTTGAACACAGCCAACGCCATGAGTTCCAACTGACCAACGTCAGCGTAACGACTCTTGCCAAGTTTGTAGTCCACGACCCGCGCTTCGCCCTTCTCTTCGTCCACGATGAGCAAGTCGGCTACGCCACGAAACCAGCAGTCGGGTGAGAAGAAGTCGCATGGCTCTAACGCTTCGGTCAAAGCCATTTTGATTTCGCAATACTTGGTGCCAGAGATACGCTTCAACGACTCAAGCGGTTCTTGCATGAAGTCAAACTTCGGGGGTATGGGTACATCGTCACGGATATACAACTCAGCGGCTGTGTGTGCTTCTTTGCCATACATGGCAGCTTCGCCCTCTGGCTCTTTCACATCCTTGATTACCTTGGTGTGGTAATACTTCTTTGGACAAGTTGAAAAAGTTTTCAGACTAGAAAACGACCATGCTGGAATCTTATTAGCAATCACCGTATGACATCCCCATCCCGCTTTCGCAGTTGACTGGTAACCCTTCGGCCCATGATGGTGTCCAACGCATGCAGGATTCCACATAGGCTCGTGCTTCATCTGCTTCTTCTTGCCGCGCAACAATACCGATAGCATCGTGTACTGTAAGTACAACCTTGTACCGCTTGGCAATTCGTAACATTTGTTCGCCAATGATACACCGAGCAATAGCCTGTGTGACGTTTTCTACGACCTTTCCACCATAAATTTTATTGGTGCCCTTGCGGGTGGTGTACTGAAATTGGCGTTTACCCTCGCCATCCACAACCTCAACCAGCCCGCTATAGAACACATACAACCCGTTGGGTAAGCGGATGCGCCCACCACTCGGACCAGCGTCTACAGTTAGCAAGCCGTTGCGACCTAAGGTCATCGTCTGCCCGCGCGCCATGCATCTGAGAGCCTCTTGGGATTCGCGCCAGAGTTGAGTAATTTGCGCATACGTATTTCTGTACGTATTAATAATTCGCTGTGCTTCTTCAGTCTCAACTTCAACACCAAAACCTTTAAGTTGCGTCTGAAATTTTGTCGCGCCCATACCGTAGCCCGCACCAAGAATCGTCGTTTTACCGACGAAGCGCTCATCCTTGGTAATTTCTTCGCGTGCCTTGCTATAGATAGCCGCCGCCATGATTTTGTATACATCCTCGCCATTTGCAAATGCCTCCACTAAGTCGTCTTGCTCTGCTCCCCATGCCAAGGCACGGGCTTCGATTTGTGATGAGTCAGCGTCGATAAACACATAACCCTCTGGGGCAAGGATGGCGTTCTTTAACTTGCCAGCGTTCTCGCCCCGACTTGGTAGATTCTGTAGATTTACAGAATCCGTACCGCCCCACCGCCCTGTGTGGGCGGCGTAGTACTTCAACGGAATAGGGAATAACCCGCGCTTGCCGATGTCTATGAATCGTTGGGTGCGAGTCTCTTCAATCGTTGACTTTGTACCCAGCCTAGCCGCGACCAGCGCTTGCACCCGTGGGTCTTCATGCTCTAGCAAATCTTGCAGGCCAGCATCTGTCTTGGCAAATGCGTATGTCTCTTTGCCTGTGGTCATGCTTATCTTCTTGGGTGGCGATACGCCTAGCCCTTCGAGCATCTTGGCAAACTTGGGGTTGCTCATTAACGTCTTGCGTACATCTGCCTTTACTTCTTCGTCACCCAGTATGTGTTTGACGGCTAAGTCTTTGTGGCC